GTTAATATCATAGATAAGTTCACCTAGTAAATCAAACCTATCGTTAGATACACTAGGATCTGTGTGTGCGCAGCTAAATACAATTGCTGTTTTAGTAGACATCTTCTACTACCTTTCTTGTTTTTTCTAGTTGGTCTTGGGTTTTCATTAGATGATCTTCTTTTGTATTACCCATGTCATCAATAACAAATGGACCTGTCTTATGCAGACGGTAGATGTCATCCATAGCATCTTTCATAGAAGAGTAGAAGTATTCTTCTTCGAATTGTTCTAATGTAGAGTATTCACGGGCAAGACACAGATTCCAGATGTGACCTTCATCGTCTGTGTACGGTCCACGTATTACCTGCATTATCTCAAATCTTGGTTTAAACTTCTCTTTCATCTTTAGTCTCCTTTAACCATTCATCAGGTATCACCTTATCAGCATACTTGAATCCGTTCTTCTTACACCAGTCTCCGTAAGAACTCTTAGCTCCTTTGTACAGTTTAGCTTTACTGTTAGCAAACACAAAGCGTATGTCTAACTCAGGGAATTGTTTCTTAATCTCTTTATGTTTACGTCTATCGACAGAGATAAAGCGTCCCTTCGTTTCTATTATGATACCGTTAGCCAGAACAAAGTCAGGCGTGTAGGTTCTTATCTTTAAGTCTACCCACTTAATCTTTTCCTTTTCGTAGGTAAACTTAACTTTCTTTTTCTTTAGGTAGGCTGCAGTATCTTCTTCTAATCCTGATCTGTAGCCTGCCTGTATTCCTCTGAATCTATTCTTGTTGAAAGACACCAGCAAACTCCAAGTCCTCAGGGACCATAGGCTTCTTAACTATGTCTGTCAGAAAAACAGGACGATCAGAATAAATAAACTTACGAAGTCCAGGGTAACACTCCTTCTTGTATTCGCAGTAAGAGCAAGCAGTAACAAGCTTCTTATTGCCTTTAGGATTCTTACTTGATTGAGGAACGGGATTGAACCCACGGTCAGGTGGATCTTCTGAGGCAACCATACTCTTGATATGATTTACGTGTTGTTCCTTTTCTTTCATCTCTTCTGTGAAGTCATAGATGTCTAAGCATACGTGACCATTTACTTTATCAATAACTAGGAAACCACCCTGAGTTTTATTAGTTACTTCAGGATCATCCTTGGCTGCGTACACGTAGGAAGATAGCTGAGATATATAACCAAAGGGATCATCTTCCCTGAGGTTACCTTCCTTAAACTTCTTAAATGCGTAAGGGGATGCAGACTTAACATCAATAGTCATACCATCAATTACCGCATCTCTGTGTCCTTTGATGCCGTGCACATCCATACGTGTTTGCATACCAGTAACTTTGTGTCCTGATACAGCGGCTATCGTAAGAACTAACTCTTCGATCATATCGCCATAAAAGAATTTAAGTAAAGCTGATGGCGGTAGAGTTTCCCCTGTGTCTGTCTTGTTTACTTTGTACCAGAGTTTTCTTTCGCATGTTGTACCAAGAGAAGAAAGAGATAGATAACCTCTTGGCTCCTGAGGTTTAGAAAACCGTTGCTCTGCCATGCGAGAGATGTTGCTTGCCATAAAGTCACCAAGAACTTTATCCCATCCGTTATAACCAAGGATGGTCTGCTCGATGTCCTCTACAAGAGTGTTTATCTTTTTCATTATTATCTCCTCTGGTAATGCCCCCACCCAGCTAAGGGAAGGGGCGCTCTCAACACACATACAACAGAAAGGAAAGGTGTCCTAGAATGGGATAGCATCGTCCTCTACAGGAGTCTTAGCTGCTACCTTCTTCTTTGGAGCACCATCTTGTTTGGCTTCTTTTGAGGAGTAATCTGACAAGTCTTTAAACCCGCCGACTGAACCACCACCTTCTGATTCATATTCGACGTGATCAATAACTTGCACTGATTCAAGACGTGAGCCAGTACGTCCAGAATTACCAGCAGGATAAACTGCTACACGGACAAGACCTGTAGAACCGTTGCCGATGTAACCATCTATCTGAAAGTCCCAAGGTTGTCCTTTGATATTAGCTACAGCGGGAGCACCACCTTGCCAGTCAAACTTACCTTTGTGTGGACGAGAGAGTGTTACCTTCACACCATCCTCGACATCGTGCATTGCCTTAGCGCAGCCAGAGTCTTTTAGCTTTGCAGCATTCTCTTTGTCCATAATGACAGTGATCTTATACTCACCATCTTTCTCTTCGTTCCAAGCTGCTCGATCCCGATTGTGTTCAAATACTTTTGCCCACTCCAGTGTACCGAATACTTCTACGATTTGAGTCTTAGTTTCTTTAGCCATGTTATCCTCTTAAGGTTTATTAAGTGATTCGTTTCAATAACTTAGAGTTTAGTGAGTGTCAAGCCAATTCTTACCTACATCGTAAGAACCTGGTGTTGGTATCCTAAACCCTAGTTCCTGTCCTACCTCAAGCATACAGTCTGCTTGAAGCTTTCCTAGTTCTTCTGCTTCTTCCTTTGTGCCTATCACCTCCGTTTGATATTCATCATGTATAAATCCTACTAGCTTAAAGTTGAAGCCTTGCTTCCTAGCCTCTGATGTCCAGCGTAAGAGTGTGTGCTTCATCAGAATACTCTCAGCAGACTGAAGGATACCAGCCAGAGCTTTATGCTCCGAAGGAATGATAACCTTACGCCCATCATACCCAGTAAAGTAACCTTGTTCTCCAACAGCAGGTATTAGTTTATTCTTTAGCTGAGACAAACCATCAATAGACTTAACGAAGTTGTCTCTTGCTTGAGCAGCTTGACGTTGATTGACCTTTAAGATCTGCGCCGTTTTAGCTACACCAGCCCCTAGAAGCCAAGCATAGATAAAAGTTTTTGCCATGTCCCGTGTAGCATGGTTAAGTCCCAGTGCACGTTTGTTAACGTTGTGAATGTCTGTCTCATCTTCTTTCTTACCTTGCATAATAGCTTGTGCATACTGGTCAGCATCGAAGTATCTCCATAAATAATCTGCCAGTACCCTAAGCTGGATGCCATCAGCATCAGTTCCCACAAGCCAAGAGCCAGAAGGGGTAGTCCAACAAGAACGTAAGTGTGAATCATATTGTTTCTTTACCTCCTCAACTGCTGTCTTTGCTTCACCATGAAAGGCAGATGGAATGTTGGCTGTGTTTGGCGCGTTGTGTGCGCAGCGTCCAGTCCAAGCCCCTATATTGTTGATAGTCCCATGTATCCTACCATCCTCTTTCACTTGTCCTAACCACTCCACAAGAGAGGAACGCCTTCCCTCTAGGGTCAACCACCTAGCCAATGCCTTTGCCCCCTCAGGAGCGTTCTCAGGGAGTGTGCTGAGGTTGTCCTCTGACACAGTCCATCCGTAATGATCGAGGTGCTTCTTCTTTTCATCATAAAACTCTTTAGACATAGAAGATACAGAGCAACCATAAGCATCACCAACAGATAGTCTATCAAACTTCTGGAAAGTTTTTGTTTTATCTACTGGCTGCCATCCCGCATTCCATAGGGCATCAATCCTATCCTTGGGAGATCCTGGTTTGAAGTCAACCCAATCGTAACACATCAAGTCTTCACCATCTACTTCAACAAGGGCGTACTTCTTTCTCGCATTCTTAACCGAAGCCATCTCCTCACCATCTTTCTTGAGGCGATACTTGATTGTGTTGACCAGTGTAAGCTTAGGTGGAAAGTCTACTTGGAATTGTTCTTCCAGTTCTTTCATCTGAACTTGTACAGCATTGAGAAGAAACTGTGCCTTGTTAGAATCAAATGCAAAACCATAGTACTTAGTACGTACTAACTCCACTTGTAGATCATGTTCTGCCCTCATAGATTTATGCCAGTCGGGATTGTAGATATACTTAGCGAAGTGATTGTGTAAAGCCTCAGTGGTTTCTAGATCACCCAGCCAGTACTCAACCATTTCATCTGAGAAGTCTGAGAAGTTATGGAAGTCACCTTTGTATACACCAAGACGTATGCCCCAAGCTTGTAAGCTGTGTGGTTTACTCGTTCCTTTAGGCGCTGGGATGTCGTAGTGAATCATGCGAGATACCAGAAGTGTATCTATGATTTTCTTAGGGTCAATCAACTTAGGTTGAAGCAATCTGTTTAACTCAGGGCCATCAAACTGTATGAAGTTATGACCCACGATATAGTCCAGAGATTTGTACCACTCGATGGCGGCAGCCTTAGCCACTGGATCTTCGTGGCACTTCTCAAACTTGTAGACTTCACCTGTCTTCAAGTCCTTACCGCCACAAAGCCACAGCTTGTCACTACCAACAAGAGTGTTTGTCTCTATGTCACTGACTGCTATCTTCATACCTTGAATGAAACCTCTTCTAGGATTGTTGTCTCTGGATCGTAGTAGACTGAACCAGCGTTACCTAACTTAGCGAAGGGTCTGTTCTTGTCAACGATAAAGTAAGTAGTGTTTCTTTCTGACTCATCCTCTGCCTCAGTATCACGATTCAGTTTGATACAGACAATAGCTTCTTCCTCTAGTGAGGCAGCATACTTTGTACGTCCATCATCATTGACCTGAGATATAAAGATTACCCCGATGTTTAACTCCTTCGCAAGCTGTGCCATACGTGCACCCAAGGTTGTCAGTGTACTGGTGGCACCCTCAACCCCTGCGTTAGATAGGTAGGCTAGTCTCTGTACGTGATCAATAAAGATATAACTTGCCCCATATACAGTGGCAGCCAGACGTACATAGTCCAGTAACTTCATAGGATCGTCATGTGCTTGCATCTCAAAGATGATTGTCTTGTCATCTCTTGCTGCCATCTTAGCCGCTAAGATTACTGTCTCTTCATCACAACCATTCTCTGCTGCGTCTTCCTTGGTACGAACATTACAACCTAGTTCATAGGTAGCCATAGCTCTGTAGGTTGTGGACTTCATCTCTTCCATGTGAAGTAAGGCAATGATGGCTTCTGACTTGAGCAATCCCATCTCAAAGTATCTGATCAATTCAGTCTTACCCTGACCTCGTAAAGCTTTGATGAATGTCAGACCACCTTTGACTAACCCACGGATCTTATCATCCAATGCAGTATGACCAGTAGGTACATACTCATAAGGGTTCTCTGTCCTGATTGCTTTCTCTACCTCGATGTCACCCACAAAGAAATTATCTGGTGCAAAGCGTTGAGGTTTGACTGCCGCCCAGCGCAAGTCGTCTTGATCACCTGCCTGTATGAAATCACTAGCGTCTTTGTGTTTGGTCAGAGGAACATAGTAAAACTTCTCTGGGAACAACTCGTATAAACGTGTGGCTGCTCCCTTCCCAGCATCATCCTGTTCACCAGCATACACGATCTCTTGGAAAGAGTTGAGGTAATCAAAGTTGTTCTTGATGAACTTATCTGACAGGGAGGCTGATGGTATTGACTTTACTGGAAAGCTTTTACCCAGTGCCTGATAGAGAGAAGCTGCGTCGAACTCCCCCTCTGTCAAGTACAGTCTTTTACTTGAGCCAGCATTAAACTCAGGACCAAACAGATCCACGATACTGCCTTTCTCTTCTGTCCAGAATTTCTTTTCTTCGTATCCTCTGTACTTAACATTGTTGGGATACTTGAAAGCATATCTTACTGGATCACCTTCGGCGTCCATCTGAAGTTGGATACCATAAAGCTTACAGACATCTGCATCCAACCCCCGGATATTCTTGAAGGTTGCTGTTGCAATTTGCCTTGTATGTACTGGTGGTTTCATAGCATTCACTGGATACGTTTCCTCCGCCCAGTCAGCTATCTCACTCCTAAAGTTTGGACGTGGGTACTTACCTGGTTTTCCTGTCTTGGACTCGCAGACATGGCAGAATCCAGACTTGGTGACTGTGCTGTAGTAGAAACCATCTGAACTACCGCACTCTTCGTAAGGACAAGCAACCCGCTCGATGTCAAACTTCTTGTTCTCGGCGGCGCTCATCCTAGTATTCCTCCGTCCAGTTATCTAAGTCCTCTTCACCCTCAGTATACAATTCAATTAATTCTTTTTCGAATTGTAAATCATTGACGTGATTCTTGAGGATCAGCATTACATCTTCTGAACTTAGGTCATGCTCTCTCATAAAGTTTGCGATAGGTACTGTCATAAATGTGTCTCTGTCCATTGGACTATCCTTTCTCATTCTTCTTCAAGACAAAATTCGCACCAAGTATTTGGCGTAGGGCAACCGCAGCTAACACATAGATTAAAACCTAGCGTGTTGCAAGACTCTTTTACCTTAGCCCTTTTTCTTTCTTCCTCAGTCATGGGACGTATCTCTTTCAGTGGGATACCGAATGTGTACTTACCTGTCATGCAAGGTTCTCCGATTTATCTTGGCTATCCTGTGACCATTCAGAGGATACGGGTGGGTTGTTCTCACCATAGTTTCCGTACTCGTCAAACCTCTCATCCTTGTTGTACCTGATGTGATCTTCTATGAAGTCATACACTAACTGTATGTCCATCTTGGCTGCTGCACAGTACATCACTAGCTTCAAGCCTTCCTCTGTGAGTAGGCCACGGGCATGTGCGTCCATGTGAAACTTAAATGTTGCGCCACCATCCTCATGTTCTTCTACGGTTTCAACACCAATGATACCTGCATCCTTACTCATAGTTTTTCTCCACTAATGCTGCCCACGATACAGGAAATAGCCTACGCATTCTGTCACTGATCTGTGTAGCAACAAACCTTGTCTCTGCCTGTGTGTCAAAAGCACAACGCAGGTTACACATATCAGCAAATGCATCAAGGCTACCTGACCAGTACCACTCCGTCATCATACTTTGTGGTAGAACCATCCGTGCTTGCTCTGGACA